CATCAAAGTCTATTGCACCTGTAGCTTTTACACCGCCCACCACATGTAATTCTGTTGAAGGAGAGTTTGTTTTAATACCTACACGATCATTACCAGCATCTGTGAAAAATAAGTTTGCATCACCATTACCTTCAATTCTAAAATCTAAATCTGCAGAGGATTCATTAAATACAAAACTACCACCGTCAAAAGATACGTTGCCTGCCACGGTCAGTGTTCCGTTAGCCGTGATATTTCCACAATCGTTCAAGACATCGAACATAGTAGAACCATCAGAGTATAATATATGCTTGGCTCCTTGAACTAATTGAGTTCCTGTCCCTCCAGAGGGTTTAAATGTTAAAGTGTTACCGCTATGAGTGGTGGCATCATCAACAATATACCAGGTCTCCACTGCTTCCGTGCTCATAGTTGTTGCACCAGATAAAGTGCCTGTTAGTCTTATTATGGCATTACTTTGTTCATCAGTAGTAGAACCGTCTGTTGCAGTTAAAGAATCACTTGTGCTAGCAATGGCTATTGAAACATATCCTTTAGCTGCTGACTCTAATTTTTGTAAATTATTATTTGTAATGTTACCCCAGTTTCCAGAGTTTTCTCCACTGGCCTGAAGTTCTAAATTTAATGTGCTTGAAAATGTTGATGCCATTTATATCTCCTAATCTGTGCTTCCTGGTTCAACGTCAGAATAATCTACTGTTTGTGAATCGTCAACCTCGTTCCATATAAAAAAGTCAGGGGATCCAGTAGATAACGTAATTAAATTTTGAAAAGCCTCACCGAAGGCTGTTTCTTCTCCTATGGCAGATGTAATTACTCCTGCAGAGGTTGGTGATACGTTTGCACCACCTGTTGCTACTTCAGTGCCTAAAGTGAATGTTGCTACATTAGTAGACGGAGATATTGTTGCACTAGCTGTTACAGTTTCATCTCCAACACTAGAGGTAATAGCTACACCACTGACGAAAGGCGATCCTACGTTTTGTACGCCACCACCTCTGACAGATCCTATTGCAAACTCTGCTAATGCTCCGTGACCTAACATTCTACCTTGCCGTTACTGGCACTCCTTTACTACTTACAAATGGATGTTCTGCAAATGCTATGTAGATATATGTGCCACTAGATGAGTTTACATTACCACTTGTAAATCTTAATTTAAAACCATTAGATAATAACTCAGATTCCCCAGGGTCGGCTTCTGCAAGGTCACCGTCTGCTGTTAATCTGTTATTTTCAGAGTTAAAGCCATCTCTTTTGTTATCAAATATAAACCAATTTCCTGTGCTATCAGTCCTCTTTATCATCAGCCAAGCAGGTTTAAATCCTGTGTAAACAAACACTCCATTTGCATTACCGTTACCATTATAAAGACCAAACTTTGAGTAGCCTTTTTTTTCTGCGAAACAGAATGATAAATAATTATCTCCATCACCATTAGTGCCATTCGAAGTTCCTACAGTAAAAACGGTGCTTGTGGGTGCAGTGTCATTCCAAATACTGCTAACATCTTCCGTGGCTTCATCTGTATTTAATTTTATAAAGTCTGTTTCTGGTGCTGAAGTATTATTTGAATGATATACACACCAATCTGTGCCACTGTCTGTTCTATTTTTTACTAAAATCCAATCAGGAGCAACACCAAGTCCATGTGAAACTGTCCCTGCACTGCCAGTTCCTGTGTATGTTACAATACTAAAACCTGCTGTAGTGTTTGCTTGGTAGCTATAAGCAGGATTATTACCACTCTCAGAGCCTGAAGCCGTGGCAGTTCCACCATTTGCTTTCCATTGCCATGCTACAATATTAATAGAACCTTGATTGACATTTGAATCAGAACCTACGGTAAATCCGTCTGTATTAAAACTTGTAAGTCCTGCGGATACTGTAGTTTCTGCGGGTCCATCATTTACTTCAAATGCTTTTGTAACTCCTCTACTTGAATCATAAGTATTGTGATTTCTTGTTGCGTTTCTTGTTTTAATCCAAACCCAATCTGGTTTAAAATCACCTGCATTAGCATCATTAGTTATTGTGTTTGAACTTCCATTACCCGTATAAAGTTGTGTATGAAAATACTCTGAACCGTCATCTATTGTTGTATAAGCCATTATCCAAACTCCGCTAATCTTTTAGTACATAGTGCATAAAATCCTGATGGTGGTGCATATTCAAAGTTACCATACTTGCCGTCTGTGTTACCACTTGATATACTAAAATCAGGTGGAGGATTGCCAAAATTACAAACAATTTGTGGCTCATCATCACCACTTCCGCTTCCATCTCTTACATGAAAGAAAAATGTTTCTCCTGTATTTTGTCTTTGTAAATTTGTAAATCCATCTCCTTCTTGTCCTAGTGTTGTGCCATTTAAAGTAAATAATACTTTTTCATTGTCAGCGTCTAAAGCTACACCTAAAATATCATTAGTGCTACCATCAGTAACATCATAACCACCAGATGTAGAATTATCACCTGTATCATTACCTGTGCCATTTAAAGTTGCATAAATATATCCACCTGTAAAATCATAGTGAACACCATCATTTACATTGTTTGCATTTGCAAGATGCCCTGTTTGGTCTATAATACCCACTCTTGATTTATGATTATTTAAAAATTTAAATTCTGCATACCATTTACCAGATGTTACACCTATCGTAGAAGTTGATGCACCATCATTACCGTTTGCTCCTACAAGTTTACAGTTGCCCTCTGATAAAGTTGCATCCTCCACTCTATGGTCAACACTATTCAAAGTAGCAAAATTATTAGTACAGGTATCTTCTGTTATATCTTGTGCTGCAAGATTATTTGGTGTAAAATGATGGTCATTACCTGATGTATCTGCACCTATGCCGCTAGAGTTTGCACTTGTTCCTGTTTGTTTAAATTCTAAAAAGAAACCATTAGTACCGTATGTTCCTGTATATTTTTTTGGAATCCAAACTCCGTTATCATCAAACTCTCCAAAATATGTAGGGTCATACTGTTGACCATCTACAAAGTTTACTTCAGTCATATATCCGTCAAAGGCTAAACTTGTTCCACTTCCTTCTACTCCTAGTCTGTGAGGACAGTCTGCCGTAAAATCCATTTGATAATTTTCTGACGGGTTACTTCTAGTTCCAAAAGAAGTTTCCTCAACTCCATTTACATAAACTCTGATTCTATTATCAGCAGTTCCATTGGTTGTGTCTACAGCTACAACAAAATGATACCAAGCACTAACATCTCTAAAAAGTCTATTAGTTATTAGATTTGCATCAGAAGCATCACCAAAAAAAACTTGAAATTGGTCACTACTATTTAATCTAATCTCATCTCTACCACTGGCTTCAGCAGCACCAAAAGGAACTTGGTTTGCACCTAAAGTGCTTCTTTTAATCCACGCACTCCAAGTAAACTTTTGTCTACTGCCGTCACTACTAAAATCTTTTTCAAGATAAGCACTATCTCCATCATTAAATCTAAGAGAGTTACTTATCTCATAAACTTTAGATTCATTTCCCCCTACTACAGGAAATACCATGTTACACTACCTCGTCTGGAAACTCGCCTAGTGGTCTTGATTGTGC